ACCATAAAAAAAATTAACTATACTTGTAGACGTGTTAGCTTGAAGGCTATCAGGACGCGGGTTCAACTCCCGCCACCTCCACCATTTTATTAACACAAACAAACACAATGAACGAATTATCTCGCAGACAAGTAATAGCAAGTATGGCTAAGAGTTGTCTTGGAGTAGGTTTATTTTCTCTGACAGGCAACTACATCCATGATCTTGCACATGGAATAGAAACAACAAAAAAGATTGCTAAGGCTCGAAAAGTCATATATTTAAATATGGCAGGCGCAATGTCTCATATAGACACCTTAGACCCAAAGCCAGATTCTGGCCCAGAAGTTCAAGGTCCAGTTGAAGCAGTTCCAACCAGTGCAGACGGAATTTTTATATCTCAGAATTTCCAAAAAATTGGCCAACATTTACATAATGGAGCAATCATAAGGTCTTTAACTAGTAACCAAGGAGCTCATATGCAAGCCAGCTATCTGATGCATACGAGCTATCAGAAGCGGGGAACTATTACTCATCCTACTTTTGGAAGTTGGGCGGTAAAATTAACTGGAACATTAAATAGAAGCATACCAGCCCATGTAAAAATTGGAGGTGGAGCAGGGGGAAACGCTGGATTCCTTGAGGCAAAATATAACGCAGTACCTATCGGAAACCCAAAAGCTGGACTTGCAAACAGTAAAATGCATGAATATTTAACCGAAAGCCAATTTAATAACAGAATATTACTCTCTCAAACATTAAATTCAGATTTTCTAAATAAATATAACCAAAAACAAGTTAGAGCTTATAGTGATTTATATAAAGATGCTGTTAAATTAATGAGAAGCAAAGATATTGAAGCTTTTGATATCGCTGCTGAACCAGAATCCATGCATGAATTATATGGCTCTTCGAACTTTGGGCAAGGCTGCTTGCTCGCTCGAAGATTAGCAGAACACAATGTTAAATATATAGAGGTTACGAAAGGCGGTTGGGATACGCATGATAATAATTTTGAAAGGGTGGAGGCGAATTGCCAAGATGTAGATAAAGCTGTCAGCGCCTTGCTTCACGATTTAGAAATGAGAGGAATGCTTTCTGACACTTTAGTTGTTTTAACTTCTGAATTTGGGAGAACTCCAATTATTAACCCAAGAAACGGAAGAGATCATTGGCCAAAAGCTTTTTCTGCTTTATTGGTGGGCGCGGGAATTAAAGGGGGAACAACCTATGGACAAAGTGATGATCGAGCTATGGAAGTTGCAGAAAACCCTCTTCAACCTGAAGATTTAAATGCAACAATTGCTCACTTAATGGGTTTATCATTAAATGATATTCATTATTCTCCGTCTGGAAGGCCGTTTCAAGTGGCAAATAAAGGCGAGCCAGTCTTAGATATAATTAATTAATACTTCTTGTTTTTCATAAAAACATACATAAGATTAAACTTTTTTCTTGACTTAAGTTCAAAAAAATTGTATTCTATAAACTTCAGATGAATTTACTAGAAAATACAAAAACTTATTTAGTTGGACACATGCAATATCTTAGCGGTAGAAATTGGCGCGAAGAAATTACTGAAACATTAAATAAACTAAATATAACTTGTTTTGATCCATATAAAAAGCCATTCATAAAAGACGTAGAAGAAGATGAAGCGTCAAGAATAGAAATGGAAACATGGATGAAAACCAAACAATACGATAGAGTTACAGAGAGAATGAAAACTGTAAGATCTTATGATTTAAATTTAGTTGATCGTTCTGACTTTATTATCGCTCATCTTGTTCCAGATGTAGCTTCATGGGGTAGCGCAGAAGAAATTGTAACAGCTGTACGCATGAAAAAACCAATTTTCATTAGTATGGAGGGAGGCAAAGCTAAAACTCCTCTATGGATGCTCGGAATGTTGCCACATAAATATATTTATAATAGTCTTGACGAAGTCGTTGAAATGTTGTATGCTATAGACAATGGAAATAAACCAATAGATTCAGACAGGTGGAGACTTTTACAAAAACAATTCAGATAATATAGAAAAGTATGACATTAGAATTAATATTATTCGTAATTTTTAGCTACTTATTTTACCAAACATTAGATAAAGGAAAATTTTAATATGAAAGAAAATCAAAACAATCAAAACAATAGGCCTTCAGCAGGACAAGCAAATCCTCTGGATGGGGCAACTCGGTTAGGAGATTCTTTTACTCCTACCCCAGATCAACTTAACGCCTTACTTGGGGAGTCACTTGGGCAGCAAAAAGCCCCCTTGCCTACTCAGCAATATCTGCAATCAATATTTAATCAGTTTGTAGGACAAAGAGAGCAAGCCCTAGCAGACTTATCTATGCTTTTGCAACATGGAGTCGGGGTAGGAGATCACGCAAATATTGGAGAGACTATTAAATCAAAAATTGAAGAAGCTGAAAAATATGATTCTTTGGTTGGTGCAATGGACAAATGGTTTGCTGCGGGTCAAGCAACCCAACAAATGAACGACCTTAAAAATGAGAGGTAAAGCCTGCAAAATTTTAAAGACTTTATTTAATCCAAAAGAAGGAGATGAAACCAGCAAAAAAGCATATCGCTTAGCAAAAAAACAGTTTAAATCATTTAACGAGCAAGAAAAAAAAGAATTTATTAAAAATCTAGAAATTATTCACAACTCAAAACAATAAAAATTATGGAAAACGATAATAATCAAGGTAACGATTGGAAAGAACGCGAAATTGGAGCTCTGTGGAGGCGCAGCGGCAAAAATCAAAAATATCTTTCGGGATATATTAGGACTGGGGACGAAATCGACCCTCAAGAAGTAAGGCTTGTAGTATTTACTAATAAGTACAAGAGCGAAAACGAAAAGGCTCCCGATTTTGTAGTTTATAAATCAGAGCCAGCCCAGAAACAAACTGAGAAGACTGTATCTTCTCAATCAAAAATCGAAGAAGAAGACGATCTCGAACAAGAACTAGAAGAATTATTGAAATAATTTTTCTTTTTTCTGGCAAAAAAATATTTTAGTGTGTAATATCTTGTAACTATTTAACACATTAACTTTTATTTATTATGGCAGGAAGAGACTTCGATATACATCCATCAGGCGTTTTTGGAAACAATTATGCAGTGCTTACGGCAGGTACTAATACAGTACCAGAAGACGGTATATTTTTACCTTTAAGTTCCCTAGTAGGGCAACCAGGGGCTCCAGACGATCATGAATTAACGATTGCAGAAGCTTCGACTGACCACAGAAAAGTTGCTTGGGGTGTATTAGAAGCATATTATAATCATATGTCTTCATTGGGAGTAGAGACATCAATCGACAACTTTACCTTAACAAGAGGAGCTCTTTCTTTTACTGGAGAAAACAGCAGTCGTAGAACTTACACCATTAGTTTCCAATATAATGTTGGAGCGATGGACATCAACGACGAAGTTATCACTTAATGGAAGTAGAGTACGGGCTAATCACTAGCTCGGCGGTTCCAGAGAGGATCAGAGCTTCTTCTTCCTTTATGGAAGTTGATAAAGAACAATGGTATGATTTGGTAGAATATGCCAAAAAACTTGATCCTCGGAAAGAATCTGAAAAAGTTATGGTCTTGGTTGTTGCTCATGGAACTCCTGAAGAAGAGGCTGAAGAGAAAAAACGAATAGAAGAAGAAGAGGCTGAATTAGCAAGGCTTAAAGCGGCCGAACAAAAAAAACTTATAGAGGAAGAACAAGAAAAAGAGCGAGCAGAAGCTCAAGCAAGAGAAGAGGCTCGCCTAAGAGCAAGATCAAAGGAAATACTTAATGCATTATACGGAAGATAAATTAAAAGTTTTCGAAAAAACTCAATTCATTTTAAATACATGTAAAATTTTAGACGTTAAATTAAAATGTGAGTTCATAGAAGAACCAATATTTCATTCAATTATAACAAATTCTCGGGGAGACATGGCGAGCATTTCATTAGAGCATAATCTTTTTGAGGCAGCAAAATACGCGCCAGAGTGGTCAGATTCAATGACTAAATGGGCAGAAGCTGAAGGTTTTTCAGAATCTCAGATTAAAACTCAAAACCTTATGCATAGCGCAACATTGGCGCAGATATGCAAGTTTTTTCTATGATAGAAAAAGGTAAAAATTTACAATTCTATTCTTGGGAAAAAGACAATCAGTCAATTACTGTTGTAGGAACAAGGCTTCCCGATCAACCGATGACCTTTACCTTTTTTCTAGGCAAAGATCAGCTTGAAGATATTGGTAGCGAAATGATTACACAGTTTGTGACAGAATTAAGAGATTCTCTATCAAAGCAAAAAGATAAAAAGGCCACGACTAAATCTCCAAAAATAGCAAAAAGACCTAGAAGAGCTCAGAGAAGAAGAAGATAACACTTGACAAAACTTCTTTTATATGAGAGAATAAATTTTCATAAATATGAAAATAAAATATAAAAAAATAGATGCTTTTTGTAAAGGTATAACAAAAGCTTATGAACACGATGCAGGTTTTGATTTATACGCAGAGAGTAAGCAAGAACCAGTAATGAATAATGTAGGATTATATATTGAGTACGGAACAGGAGTTTGTTTTGATATTCCCAAGGGCTACGTAGGCCTTTTATTTCCTCGTTCAAGCATTAGTAATACCAGGCACTCTTTAAGAAATTCTGTCGGAGTAATTGACTCAGGATACAGGGGAGAAGTTAAATTTAGATTCTCTGAAGATTCTACTGCTTCAGGCTATAGCATTGGAGACAAAATTGGACAAATTGTTTTCCTCAAGTTGCCTAAAATTGAACTGCAAGAAGTCTTGGAGCTTTCTGACTCAGACAGAAAAACAGGAGGATTTGGTTCTTCTGGGAAATAAGTGTTGACTTTTTAATATAATAATAGTAATATATAATCATAATTATGACATACCAAAACAAATTTGATAAAAGTGGTGAATGCGCAGCGCAAGGGGCAAGTGCAGAAGAACTATTTAACGAGCTTTCTGTCAAAAGAAACTACAAAGTTAAAAAAGCTACAAAAAATCAAAATATCTATGATCATATAGATTTTTATTTGACTGGTAAAAACAAAGAAACTAAAAAAGATCAAACAATTACGGTAGATATTAAAGCCAGAAAAAAAACAAGCAGACAAGACTCTAAATTTAATGACGAATGGGTTTGGGTAGAAATTAAAAACGTTCAAGGTCGAGATGGTTGGCTTTATGGAAAGTCAGATTTTATTGCCTTTGAGCAGCAAGACTGCTTTTTATTAGTCCCGCGAAAAACATTAATTGAAGTAATTCTATCAAACGTAAGATTTGATCTTGATTATGTTCAGAGAGCCGCGCAAGCAAAATACAGAATTTATCAGAGGCATGGTAGAAGAGATCAAATTACTCAAGTTAGAGTAGCAGATCTTCTTAAATTAAAAAATATAACTAAATGGAAAAAATAATATGACAATTAATACAGAATATGTTTATGTCGTTACCCGCAATAAACGCAGGGTAGAGCCAGAAAGCTATAAAACTCCTGAGGAAGCTCAAGCCAGAGTAGAATCTTTAATTTCTACTTTAAAAAAATGGAAAGATCCTGACGCAAGTAAAGTAGCTTTTGTAAAAACAAAACATCCTCATACAGTTACCTAATGATTGATTACATTTTAAATAAGTTTATGCCTTTCTTTATTATTGGAATGCTTTTATTTTTAAATTTTGGATTTTATAAATTTGAGCCATACATTATCATAGCTTTAGCATGTTATATTAACAATTTTAATTATAAAGTTGGTTATTCAGTTGGAATTTGTGAAGCAAAGGGTATTACATTGAAGTAAAAATGTGTATATCTTTATATGTCAATTTCTAAAAAGAAAAAAACATTTCAAATACCTCAATTAGAACAAACTATAACAGTAAATTGTCTCAAGTTAGACGATAAACAGTTAAGTTTTTTAGAAAAAAGTTTATCAGAAGATACTAAAGTTATGATCGTTGCTGGTCCAGCAGGAACAAGCAAGACTTATATGGCGGTTTATTCTGCCATGAGATTATTATCTGCAGATTCAAAAAAAGATCTAATTTACATTAGAACCGTCATAGAAAGCGCAGACAAAGGCATGGGCGCACTACCAGGAGATTTAGAAGAAAAATTCAACCCTTATATATTGCCTCTTTTAGATAAACTTGATGAAGTATTACCCAAAAACAATACTTTAAAAAGCGAATTACTAAATAAGGGCAGAATATCAGCCCTGCCAGTTAATTTTTTAAGGGGCGCAAGCTGGAACAATAAAATTATTATAGCTGATGAAGCTCAGAATTTCTCTTTTAAAGAACTGACCACGCTTATTACTCGCATAGGAGAAAACTGCACATTGTTTATTTGTGGAGACCCAATGCAAAGCGATATTAACGGCAAGAGTGGTTTGCCAGATTTTATAAAAATTTTCGATGGAGAAGATTGTAAGAAACAAGGTATACATAATTTCTTTTTCAATCATTCAGACATTAAAAGAAGTAAGATACTGAAATTTATTATACAAAAAATTCAAAACTTTAAAAAACAGTAAAAACCATGGGAGCGACTTACAGAACTAAGTATACTGAAAATATATATGATAGAAATTGGGGAAAAAATAACGCCATGTTTATTAGTAATATGGTTAGAGCTTCAATTTTTAATGAGTTCGAGTTAGTAAAGCAAGGTTTTGCCCCGACAGCTGCATTTGATAATGCTGTTCCGCAAGCACTAGTTGGTTTATCATTTGAAGGAAAAGAGTATTTTTGTCTAAAATCAATACATGGCATCCAAGTAAAATACAAAGCAAAACAAGCAACAAAAGAAATAGCAACATATTTAAAAAGAAAAGGCTTGATGAATAAATTTAACTATAAAAATTACAGAACAAAAGTTTTCATTTTGTGGGAGCAAAATACTGGTTCTAATTTTATCGAAGTATTTGAAAATGGGGCGGTAAACTTTTTAAATAATCCAAGCGAAAAGCAAAGCAACTCAAAACTGTATACCTATGATTATTATGAATCGGTATTACATAATAATATAGTACATTGTTTTGCAGAAATGCATTGAAGAAGATATTCCAGACAGGTGACGGGCATTGGTTTATTAACTTGTATAAAGGTAAAAAGATATTTCTCTCTCTAAGAGAGGTCAAAACTTTATGTCCAATGCTAAAAAAAATATCAGAAAACTCAATCGGAAGAGTTGAGAAAATTACCCCAGCTCCATCAAAACGATTTACCACAATAACTTATGCATATATAAAACACCTTAAAGTTGTTGGTAAAATTTTTAAAAAAATTATTGACAAAAGTTATTAATATTCCTATAATATAGGAATAATTGATCTTTAACATTTTATAGACTTTGGATGTTCTCGACGGAGACATCCTGTGGGTGACTGAATAATCTCGTTGTGAGCGAGATAAGGTATGCGTTTCTTTGTGGTGAAGTACCGATGGGCAAATGTCTGAGGTAGGATTTCCCAGTCCAAGCGTAGTGCGAGTAAGACTCATAGAA